GTGGGTAAACCACTGATAACGACAGATTGGTCATTATGAGCGTAAATCGGTTCACTGGGTAAACTTGGCGCACTTTCAAACCCGAAATCATCGACAAGGGTGTAAATATATTGGCGTAATTCTTGGTTGAAATCTTGGCTTAATGTGCCTAAGAATTGTGCCTTAGGTGCGTTGAGTTCAATAGGAAAGCCTAGCCGTTTCCAGTCATCGTTGCACGCCTTGTCTTTCTTTTGAATGACAGGGTAATCTTTTACGCCACTTGCAATCAGGTAGCAACAATCGGTGTCAATACGAGAAAAACTGGCTTTGCAGTTGTCGCTTGCCAAATAACAGCATTTATCGACAAAGATGGCATTGCCTGTTTTATCGCTAACCTTTTTATCGGTTCGCCACGGTCGCAATGTGCCACGAGATAAATCAACATCTTCTGCAACCACTGCCATTGCTTGATGTAAATTTTGTGGTGTCTGCCGTGGGGCAAGTCCACCAAATTTGGTGAGTTTTAGGCTTGGCATTTTAAATCCTTGTAAATTATTTCTTATAGGTTATAATTAGTTTATTTTAAAACCAATTTATAACTTATATGTTTGAATTGCTATTCCACCCCGAAGCATTTTCAGAAATAGAAGAATTGAACGATGTAATGAAAGCTAAGTTATTAGCTAAACTTGATAAGCTAGAAACTCTAGGTAATGAATTACGTTTTCCTGATACTCGCCCTATTCAAGATGGTTTATTTGAATTGCGTGTAGGGAAAAAAGACATTACACGAACATTCTTCGTTTTTGCGATTGGTAGAAAAATTTATATTCTCCGTACATTTGTGAAGAAAACACAAAAAACACCGCAAAATGAAATTGAACTTGCCCTAAGACGTTTACAGGAGATGACTGATGAAAGTGCAACCGATTTCGTATAAAACAGTAAAAGACAAATTACTTGCTGATGAAAAAGTAAAAACGCTATACCTTGAAGAAAAAGCAGTTGATGAAGTCCAATCTCTACTTTATGAAATGCGTAATAAAGCAGGCTTAAACATTTCACAAGTTGCTGAAAGAATGGGCGTTTCTCAACCTGCTGTATCTAAATTAGAGCGCAATGCGAACAAAGCCTCTCTATCCAGTCTTTTACGCTATGCTAAAGCCTGTGGTATGGAATTAAAACTTTCAGCTCATTCCTAAGGATAAACCGCCTTTAACAATTCAAAGTGCGGGCCGTCATAAAAGGTTTCATCATCTGATCGTCCGTTTCTGTTCCAGTCTCCACCCCAACGGATTGGGATTTTTAATTGGCGACTGGCTTCAAACATTGCTTTGGCAAGTTCACCAAAAGCCTTTGTATCTTTCCAATCTAGCGGATAAGGCACAATATCAATGGCGTGTCCGGTTAGGTGTCGGCTGTTCATTGTTTTGGTTGCACCTTGAGCATATAGGCGTTTCTGCTTTGCCTTGCTACGCACTCCCTCAATCACGGTAAAATCCCGTGGGCTTAAGGTTAAGGCTAGGCGTGCGACTTTGACTAAATCAGGGTGCACGCCATTGAGATTTTCTTCACTGCGTTTACTGAATTTGAAGTTATTCACTTTTCACTCCTGTTTTTTTATCAACGTAGTTTTTTGCAAAAGATCGGACTTGATCTACACCTAGCATTGCAATAATTGCCCCTAGTGCAATCGCTAATTTTGATGGCATTGAGAGATACTCAAAAATAGACTCACTCGCTACCGCAAGCGTGCCACATAAGGTACTTTCCACTAACACTCGCCAACATTTGCGTTCTTTGCCGACATAGCAAATGCGTAGAAACGCAATGACGAAAGTAAAAATAAAACTGTACACTGAGTTCATATGTAGGGCGATCCAGTTCCAAATCATTGCCCATACATCAGGGTTTTTCGTTGGCATTTTCATACTCCACCCCATTTTTGAGGTAATAAAAAACCGACTGTATTTAGTCGGTTTGGTTACAACCACCACAACAATCTTCACAACGTGTGGCGAGTTCGACAATCTGTCGCTCAATCACACGTTCTGTCGGTCTTGGTATGGCTAATTTATCGGCAAGTCCTTGTGTTTGTTTTTCACAGCACTTGCACTTTTTGCATTTTTCAATCACTTTGCAATCCGTCATTTATATTCTCCCAGCTAATGCGAGTGAACGAACAGCGGTGTCAAACTGCTGAGCTACGTCAATCTTGGCTTGGGCAATGCCTTGTTTGAACCGTTTTTCATATAACATTGCCATTTGTGGATCGGCAAAAGCATACTGTCGCATTAGCAGTAAATCCGCTAAAGCCCCATTGACAACGACATCGTGGTAACGGTCATAAAGCAGTTTATCCACTTGGCAAGCGTTTTGGGTTGGGATAGCAAAATAGCGGACGAATAGCTGATTTTCTGCATCGGCTTTCGGGGCTTTTCGCAAGATGATTTTGTCGTTGGGTTCAAAGCTAAAATCATCACAAGCGTAGGGCCGTTTGGGCGTAAAGGTCGAGCAACAGGATTTGCGTTTGCCAAATTGAACATCGTCCACATAATGCACTTGTTCATTGTCGCCATTTTCTAAATAGTAATCTCGTACACCTGCTTGAACATCAAGGCGGATTTCTCGCTTGAGTAACAAGCTATCTCGTGCCAGTGTTTGAGCAGATTGGCGAAGATACTCCAACGCCACATCATCAGGAACACCTTTGGCAATAAGGGTAATGCGTGGTAGAAATTCTTCTAACGCAATAAACTCCACGTCTCGTCCGTCATTGTCGCAGGTAAAATTGACTGCTTGTACTGTGCCACATTTGGGTTTTAAACAACCGCAGTTCATTTTTTCGCTCCTTTGGTCTGTGTCGCTATGCCTTTATTGAGAAATGCCTGTCGTATCTGCTCTTTCACTAATATACCGTCAAGAAACTGTTTGTAGTGGAAGGCGGATTTTTGTTGTGATGTGGCGCTTTCTGTTTCTGCACTAAAAAGACGGTAAAGCACATAATCCACTAATGCCCCGTAGTTTTCTACAATGGCATCATCAAGCGGTGCGTTTTCATCTATTTTTGGCAATACCGCACAGGTCATTCTGGCATACACCGTTTCATTTGGGCTGATCGGTGGTTTGACGATGAATTGATTGTCGGTGTTGGCGACTTTGCTGTAACTTCGGGTTTGGCTTTGTCTGCGTGGGCAGTTCTTTTTGCCAAAGGCTGTTGAGGCACTGTCGTCCACTTCTTTCAATTCGGCGATAAAATTACCGTGAGCGTCTGTGATGGCATCAACGGAATAGAGCAAGTCGCAACAACAGGGTTGTTGTAGGTCGCTGTCTTCCAGTTTGGCTACGATGGTTTTTAGAAATTTGTTAGGGTTCAGTCTAAAGATTTCTCGCACGCCTTCATTGAGGTAATCCACAATCAGTGGATCTTCGATGCGGTCGCTGTCGATGTCGTTGTAGTCGAACCGAACCCGAACAATGAAGTCGTTTAGGTTCATTAGCTGATTTCCTGTTCGTTGTCGTCAGTTGCTTTTACAGATACTTTGGCTTTTCCTGCGTTTTTGACTTTGCTTTCAGGGCGGACAAAATCGCTTTTTTTATGGCTTGCTAAAAGGCTGTTGGTGGTGCCGTTTACGCTGTCGAATTGAATGCCATTGACTTGAGAGCGGAAGGTTACTTTGTCGTTCATTGTGGTTGTTCCTTTTTAAAGTGCGGTCGGTTTGGTAAAAGATGAGAGAAAACCGACCGCTTGTTGATTATAAAATTGACGGCATCATATAGCCTTCAGGTTCAAAACGGCGTGCGAACTGCATTTCTGCATTTTCTAACGCAACCAGATCTGTTGGCAAGGCGACAATTTCAAGGTCGATGGCATCAACTTTAGCGTTGTAGCCGTCTGTGACACGGATAACATATTGGCTATTTTCCTCTACGGCACCTGTGTCCATTTCGTCCACTTGTTCGGTGGTTTCAATGCCACTGCATTTTGAATAGGTGGCTTTGGTGATTTTACCGCTGTAATCTGCACCATTTACCGAAATAAGATTAAACTTAAAGCCTGCCACAGGCTCACGGAAATCCACGAAAATAGATTTTACGTTAGCGTGGTTCGGTTGTAAGAATAAGCGGAGTTTGTCGCCAATTTGGAGATCTTCTACGGTTAAGCCGTAACGTCCTTCCAAATCTTTTAATAACGATTTCCAAGTACGCTTGTCACGGAAGTGGTAGCCGTCTCTCTGATCGGGTTGTAGGAAGATCGGAAGCTCTTTCTCTACGTCCATTTTGCAACCTTTGCAACCGTTGCCATATTCAGGGGCGACACCGCCCCGTGCTAAATCATATAAAGCCATTGTTTTTCTCCTTATTCGTCATTTACGATGACGGCAGCAACCACAATTGATGCGCCTGTTAATGCCACAACATCAAAGTCAAATTCGCCCACTAACCAAATATCACGTTTGATGGTTTGCCATTCGAGATAGCTTAAGTCCATTGGTGCTGCAACGTGTTGTTGGTTTACCATCATTACATATTCAATACGCTTGCCGTTTGGATTTTTGTCAAAGGTTGGCATATTGATGGTTGAGAAGATGTCCATACCTAAAATTGGCGATGTCACACCTGTGATGAGTGTGTTGCTGTTTAAGCAACAACCTGCGCCTAGAGTAGATTGTTCATCTAGCACTAAGTCGTAGAAGTTTGGTGTTGCCACCACTTTAACCACACCACAGTTACCTGCACTTTCGGTTAATACGCGTTTCATTCGGCGTAACACTTGCGAGGCTTTTAGGTTGCCTGGACCTACCATTAGAGGATTGTCTGTGCTACCTAAGTTGATGTTTTTTGAGTGGCGACCTGCTTTGTTACCTACGTTGTAGCGGTAAGCCTGTGCGGTTAATGAGCGTAAACCGTAGTACTCCACTTCTGCGGCTAATGCCTCACCGATAGAGGTTTCATAACCTGATTGCACGGTTTCCCAACGATCTGCCAAGCGTTTTGCCTCACGGCGTGAGAATTTTTTCTCTAAGTCGATGTTTTGGCAGAGGGTGATTTCTCCCGATTTGAATGGGTTGTCTGGCTCCCATACTTCACCGTTCCAGTTACCACCGGTAAAGCCACCGACTGAGATGTCGGTAATGATGTCGTAGGTTGCCTTTGGTGCGGTGTCTAAGCCTAGGCGTTCAATGCTGTAATCTGGGTTTGCAATTTGCAATAACACTGAACGGCGGCAAGTTTCCGCAATGATTAAGTTAAGGTTCTTCTCAGGTACACGAGAAAGGGTTGTACCGCCGTAGTCTGCGGCACGAATTGCTGTTGCCATAATGTTTCCTTTTAATCTAGATCATACTTCTCCTGTAATTCTCGTAGTTCATCTGTTTGCCCTAATCGCATTAGGCGTTGCATTTTGTTGAGAATTTCAGGGGTGGGTTTAGGCTTTTTGCCTGTTTTTTGCACCTTGATTGCTGCACTTTGACTTGTTGGTGGCGCAGTAATCTGTTGTGCCGGTGGTTGGCGTGATTGTTCAAATTCCGTGACCAGTTCCGCAATTTTTGGGACGAGGTCGATACGTTTGTTGTTGCCTACGAAATTAAGCAAGGTGGCGGCTGTGTTGCCGGCGAAGTCGATCACTTTGTTGTTGATAAACTCAACAAATGCCGAGTTGTCGAGTAATCCTTGTAGTGTCGGTACTTGTTCGCTAATGGCTTTGCCGAAAGCCTCCACTTTGGCTTGCTCTTCGTTACGTTGGCGTTCTTGGTTAAAACGTTCATCGATCACTTTTTCCACATCAATCTGCGGTGTCGCAAGCGGTTTGTTTTGTTGTTGATTTCGCAAATACTCTACAAACTTTTTGCCTGCGCTCCCCATTGCGTATTCAATATCAGTCCACTCTTCATCTGTGAACAGACTTTCTGCCGGAGGCTGTGGTTCTGGTGTTGGTTTTTCGCTTTGTTGAACGTTGTTT